CAGGCCCCGCAGGGCCAGCAGTAGTCCGTGCTGTTGCCCACCACGGCCAGCCGGGTGAATTTCCGGCAGCCCTCGCTGACGGCCTTCACCAGCGCGGTGCGCTCGGCGCAGAGCGTATTGCCGTAGGCCGCGTTTTCGATATTGCAGCCGGTGAAAACCCTTCCGTCCTCCGCCAGCAGCGCCGCGACGCGCTCGCTCTCCGTCATGCACGCCCGCCCGCCAAGGCTCCGCGGGCAGTAGACCTGCATCAGTGCCTCCGCCTCCAGCCGTCTTCCGTAGAGCGCCCGCGCCGCACCCGTTCCGTCCGCCTGCATTCCAAGATATGTGTACGCCCCGTTTGCGCCGCCCTTCATCTCCCGAATGCCCACCGCCGTCACCGGCCCCGTCAGCTTCGGCATGATCCCCTCCGGGAACGCCTTCACCGCCGTGATCTGTGCCTTCTCCAGCGCCCGCAGCAGCGCCGCGATCAGCTCGTCCAAGGCTCGTCTCCTCCCTCCTTCTTCAAAAGCCCCCACACATACAGCGCCTCGTCCGCCACGACCAGCGTCTCCGCCCTGCATGCGCGGTAGCGTTCGCCCCGAAACCGGACTTCCGCGTTCTCCGGCAGCGCCGGCTCCGCCGGGCCGACATACAAAAAGCGCCCCACCGGGATCTCGCCGAGCATCCCGATCGTTTTGCGCATCGTCTCCCGGCTTTTTTCCGTCACCGGCTGGAGAAAGGCGCGGACGGTCTTTTCTCCGTCCGCGCATACGATCGTCACCCCGCTTCCGTAGGCCGCGAGGATCCGCTCGATCAGCTCTCTCATGCCCGCACCCCCAGAAATCCGAGCGCGCCCGTGCAGAACGGCCGCATCAGCAGCTCCGCCTGCGTTCTGAGATCGGCGGCGTCGGTCCCTTCTCCGCCGGACGTCAC